TCTTTTAGTTCCTACTTCTTTTTTAGAATACGCTATATATTCTGTGTATTTATTTCTTTGTCTTCTACCAGGACCAATAAGGTCTGTAAATTTCATAATTCTTGCAGCTTCTTGTGCTTCTAATGACATTAATAATTGTTCACCATCTGTAACTTTTGCTTTTTTAAAAGGCAGTGCATTTAATACTTTGCCTATTTTTGAATTAGGGTCATGTGATGCTATCCACTGCATTGTTTTAAAAGGACTATTATAAAATGCATCTAACCCAGCTGTTGCAACACGTGCTTGTTCTTCTAAGAATACACGAGTAAAAAATGCAAGTCTTAATAAAACTAATGGTTTAAAAACATTTCTTGTATAAAAATTAGCTAAATTATTAAAATAATCTTCTTCTAATCTTTTTACACTAATTACACCATCTTCAAATGGATTGACTAAAGATACATCATCTGTATTTAAAAGTTTTCTATATCGATATTTTCCATAATCAAATACATTTTTAACATTTCTACTAAATATACCTAATACGTCTGCATCATCATAAACCTGAAACATACCTGACATAGCTCTATTTAATAATTTGTAATCCATAAGTGGTGCTATATTGTCAGCCATTTCAGAAAACATAGAACCTGTCATTACAGGCATGTCAACCATTTCACCAGTTACAGGATTTTTCATATTGTACATTTCATAACCATCACCAACGTTAGGTAAGTTTTTATTATTTCTACCTGCACCATATATTTTTTGTTTTTCTAAACCTTCAAACATTTTGCCTGCATGTTGTTGTACATATTCCCAACCTTTTTCTCCACCACGTTTAAAAACTAATGCTACGTCTATATCAGCTTGTTCTTTAGCAAAATCTCTTACAGCATTTTTATTTGCAAAATCTATTTCTAAAAATTTATTTAATCTTTGTGACATTTCTTTGCCACCATATCCGTTAATTTGTAAATGACTTACTAATTGTCTATAACCAACTGATGCATTGTTTAAAGGTATTCCCATATCAGGTATAACACCTAGCAGTTTTCTATAATATGGATTGTAAGAAGAATTAAAATTAGAACTAAATCCTAAAAACTTTTCAAACTCTAATCTAGGTCCACCAATATCATCAAGTATTTTTTGTGCTTTTAAGACATTACCTGCTTCATCCATAGTATCTACTACTGCTGGACCACCTGTAAGTTGTTTTGCAGCTCTACTTCTAGACAAACCTCTAAGACCAGGTATATAACCTAAACCTTCATCTACAGCAACTCTTGCTGGTCTTAAAGCTTCTCCTAAATAACTTCCTATACTTCTGTATGCAGCTTGTTCATCACCTACAGCAGACAATGCTCCACCTACTGTTTTACCGTATATACCACCTTTTTGTTGTAATTGTGTACCTTTACGTGCAGTTTGTTGCAACATTTTATTTAAAACAAATGAACCTTTTACAGGTAACATACCGTCTACAAAGTCTTCACTTAGTCTATACATACGAATATTTGCATTTTCACTAATTTCTAAACCTGTATCCATCATTGCAGCAAATACTTCTCTTGCATTACCATCTGTTCCTTCTGCAAGATTTTTTTGCACAGGCCCAGGTAGTTTTCCTAATATAGGATTTGTAGCTATAACATCTAAATCATCAATAGTTGTATCATCAACAGCTCTAAAAAAATCATCCATAACTGGTTGGTCAAGTATTTGTTTCTTAGTTAATGAAAAAAATCTAGGTACTGCACCAAAAAATGTATGATTCTTTTTTTCTCTTTTAACAGCTTTTCTAATATCTTTGTATGTAGGTGTAATATCATCAAGTTCTTTGAATTTACCTGTCTTAGGATTAGTAATTTTACTAAAATCACCTTTTCCTGTAAAGGGGTCAATCTCACCATCAGCAGCATCTCGTATAGCTTTTCTTATAGCTACAGGGTTTATGCTTGATAACTTACCTGTTTTTTTATTTCTACCTAATGTTTGTGCTGTTTCTAATGCAGGGTTTACTTGTCTAAAACCTTTTCTTAAATTACGTACACCTTTTATACCTTTACCAGCAAATATCTCTGGTAGTAATTGATAACTAGCATCAATAGTTCCAGACATTAAATCAAAAGCTCTACTACCTGGTTCATGTATTTCACCTGCATATACTTTGCCAGGAGAATATTCAAGCAAATAGTTTTTATCTTCAAACTCTGGTTTATACAAATCTTGTGTCATATTCAAACCCATAAAGTTAAAGTTTGATTTTCTTCTACCTGCATAAAAATTTATCTGATTAGGTTTAAATGCTGATGTATAGTGTATTTGACCATTATCATCAAAACCTTTTAATGGTTCACCTATTTTGTTATATATAAACTTTCTAGCTTCATCAGGTGACATACCGTAATTATTAATTAAATCTATGTAATAAGGTGTATCTTCTGCTTTTACAGACTCTAAAGTTACTTTAGTAGCTCTATCAAAGTTAACAGGTTTACCATTTATAACTTGTCTCATCATATTCCATAAGACTGGTTCTCCACCCATTTGGTTTGCTTCACGTATCATATCAATATGTTTTCTAATATCACCAATAAGATTGGTATCTTTACCAATATTTTCTACTTCAGTCATACTTAAATCTATTTGTAAATTCTTTTGTGCAGCTTCTTTTGTAAAACCTTGTTGTAATAATTTATCGTATTCTCTTAAATCTCTTAAATATGCTTGTGACCTACCAACAACCATAGCTTGTCCTGGTACCAAAGCATTTACACCACTTGCAATTACAGACCATTTACCTGACGGTCCATATGTTTGAAATAACGCATCAAGTCCAGCAAACAACCAAACACCTATTTGTGCATCACCTCTAAGTAATGTACCAAGATTCATCTTCATATTGTCTTCTAAGTTCTCATATTGGTATCTTTCTTGCATTTCTTTCCAGATTTGTGATTCTGTTTTAACTTTGTTTAATGCAAAATTATTAGATATATCGTTTGCTATAGGACTATTTGCTGTACCACCAGCTAAAACATAAGGAACTGATATATCTGCAGGCCATTGATGTTGTTCTGTTACTTTTTCTAATTCTTCTGTTACACCATCTAGTACAGAAAATTGTGTATTGTATTGACCTATTTGGAAATCGTTACGTTTATTACCTATGTAGTAATCGTTTTCTTCGTTTTCATCGAATAGATGGAAGCCCATTATCTATTCCTATTGTTAATTAACTCCATAATGATAGGAGAAGGATTTATGTCATACATAGCTTGTAACATCAAATCTATGTTATCTGTTCGTTTAACACCAGATGACCCATCACCTATTGGTACTCCTTCTGTTATTGGCTCGTTAGGTCTTTCTGTTGGTGCAAAAACATTAGGATTAACATCTACTTGTGATGCTACAGGTAATGGCGCACCTTGTTGTTGATTTACAAACTGTTGATTATCACCATAATCAGCATCAGGTAATCTTCTAAGAGGTTGTGTTTTACTTCCAGCTCCACCATCTGTTCTTTGTCCACCTTGTGGTGTTGCTACAGCTGCTGGTTTAGAAGGTTGTCTGTAGCCACCTCTTCTATTCTTGGTCATAACTGTCTGCCTCGTTAGTAAATAATATAATTACTCCTGGTCTTGGATATACAATTTGCACAACTTGTTCAGATAATATATCTATCTCGTCTGCTACACCATATTCTTGATATACCATTTCCCAGAACTCACTCTCGTAATACTCGTGCATCTTAAACTCCAAATGCCTGTGCCATTGTTGGAACACCTTGACCTCCACCTTGTGCTAATAGTTGTTGTTGTATCATTGCTTCCTGTTCAGGAGACATCTGTGGTTCTTCAGGTGTATAGAATTGTTTCATTATTTCTGTAATAGCATTTGGATTTTCATAAATTGCTATTGCAGCCATAGTTGCAGATGGGTCACCTTGTGCCGACCTTGCAAGTATAGAGTCAAACAATACACCTTCTGCTTTGTTTTTTCTAATACGCTCTTGTACTTTTGCTATATTCTCTAGACCGTCAATATTATCTTGTAATGTTTCTACGTCTATAACACCAGCTTGTAAAAGTTGTAAACCTGTAACAATTTTCTGTGGTTCATCAAAACCAGCCATAACACCGTAGATACGTCTTGTAGTAAAATTACCTCCTATATCTTTAAGAGGTTGGTAATTCTCACTAAAAGCTGCACCTGCGTAATAACCTGCCATAGGTTTTTTAGTTATACCTTGTTGATAAGATAAAACTACATCTAGCTCTAATCTTTTTGCATCCATATCAATTAGACCATGTTTAATTATTTCTCTATATTCATTAATCATTAAAGACATAGTGCTATTTAATTCTGATAAACCTGCACCAGTTACAAAAGAGTTTGGAGATTGTGAGTCATCAGTTACTGGATAACCACCTACCATTCTTAGTTGTCGTTCTAATCTATCAATTTGTTGAAACAACTGATATGGAATATTGTTTGATGGTTTAGATACTTGTGTACCAGGAGACAAATAGTTTACAGCAAATCTACCTTTTCTATATTGACCAGACTCTAACTCACCTGATATGTTTGTTTCAGTAAATACTGAGTCTTCCATAGCTATAGCTGACATAATATTTATTTTTGCCATCATAGCCATTAGACCTATTACGTGGTCATATTGTCCTTTGAGTTCATCAAAAGAAACTTTCTTCATAAACACAAATGGTGGTGTAGATAATACGTTAGGTATAAAATCTAATATCATTGACCTTTCAGGAAATACAACGTATGTACCACCTTGGTCATAATATTCTATTATCTTTACACCTTGTGTTGTATTGTCTTCCCAGTTAGAAGATGTATTACTATCGTATGTTAAGAAAGATGATGCTGTTGTAG